ACGCGATAGCGGCCGTAGTAGCAGCACGACCGGACAGCGGCCTCGGGGCCAGCCGTCGAGAAGCCGATGCCCTCACGGCACCCGCCGTTGCGACCGCAGTGCCGCAGCACTCCGGTGCGGGCCATCAGTTCGGCGTCATCCTGCGCCGACGAGATGGTCACGCGACGAGCGTAGACGTTGGTGTCCGCGACGGCCACGCCGCAGAGCAGGAGCGAAAGGATCACGAGCAGACCACGCATAGCACTTCATCTCCAGAGAATCGCACCGATCCATCGGTGCTGGGGATGAGAGCAGGATGCCAAGGCTGTCAAGCAAACCGACTATGCAGCACTCCGTAACGCCGTGCCTCGCGTCTCGCGGCCGTGCGGCGCGGAATCGGCGTGGTGTTATGCGGCACGGGGGCGGCTATCGGATTCCGCATACACAGTGGTTCTGTGGCTACTTGCCGGTTTGTGGCGGGGCCGGAAGCGGCATCCAGTGCGTGAATCGGTCAAGACTCGCTGGCCCCAGTGCTTCTGCATCCTCGTGAACGTACCAGCCCTCGCCACTCCTTCTGCCAAACGTGATCCACTTGCCGTCAGTGAGCATCACCATATCGACATCGGTTTCAGGCAACGCCTCGTCCACCGGAATCCACCGTCGTTCCCACTCGGCCATCGTCGGCTCCAGTTCTTCGATGATGCGTCGTTTCAACCAGCCCATTGTCGGCTCCGATTCTACGCTCACAGAACCACGCGATGCAGCGGACGAGCCGCTGATCGCGGCGTTCTGTGGCTACCCATGCCGCCACCTCACCGTGATGTACGTCCCGACAAACGCCCCCGCCGCCAACGGCACAAGGTACAGAATGTTCTTTGAGAACGTGACCACGCCGTAGGCCAAGAGCCCGTAGATCACCGACGACAACGCTGCGGCCCGAACCGCCCGCCGGTCACCGACCGCGATGATGTAGGCCGCATACAGCACGTCGATGACGACGTATGTCGCGAACACCAGCACGGCAGTGACCGGCGAGAAGTCGGGAGACATTACCGGCACTCGCACGCCGCCACGGGCTCGCCGTGGCACGACGCCTTGGCGACACGCTTGGCCGCTCGAGCATCCTGCCGGGCAGTCTGCCTGGCGGCGATCCGCTGGGCGACCGTCAGCCGCCCGTGGCACGACGCCGGAGCCGCCTCGCCGTGGCAGCCGGCGACCACCGGAGCGGCCTCAGGGGACGCACCGGCGAGGGCCACACCGACGAGGCCGAGGAACGCGACGAGCGAGAAAACGAGGATGGAACGAAACACGATCACCGTCCTTTCGTGAGGGAGAGAAAATCAACGACCGAACCGTTTGCACGCGAACCACCGGCCGTGGCCGAATGCCACGCCCTGGTCGATAACAGGCCACCCGTTTCGCGAGTAGCAGCAGTTGGCGAGCGCCGCAGCCGGTGTCGGGCCGGAGCCGCAGCCCTCGTATCCTGCGTTGCCGCCATGGTGGCCAACGCGGCCCTGCCGGGCCTGGATCTCCGCGACGCCCTGTGCCGTCGAGGTGTCGCTGACCATGCTGCAGCGACCGGACGTGCAGCCGCGGGTGGTTGCCACGATCACGTCCTGGCCGACGGCAGTGGACGCGACGAGAACGACAAGAAGCGAAAGAAAACGCATCACGAACTCCTTTCGGAATGGGTTGAACGAACCACCCGCAGTTTGCCCACCAGTGAACAGGCGTCAACCTCGCCTTATCTTCCCATCTTGCCCATGATCGCGGCCCGTCTGGCGGCCATTTCCTCGCGGGTGATGATCTTCCGCACCGGTTTCACCACCTCGGCCCCGACGGCCGTCACGCCGCTGTAGCTGGCCGCCACGGCGGCACCGACAACACCGTCGAGCCAGTGGTTGTCGCGGCCAGGGATGAGCTGCCATTCATCCACGGTGCGTCCGGTCGTTTTGTTCTCGGTGCGGACGGGATACTCGCTCGCGATGTGGTCAAACAGCATCTCATGCCGGCCGGAGTGAAACGTGAACGCCATCGGATCGGCCGCACCCAACTTCATCCGGCCGATCACAAGCGACTTCCAGTAGTTCGTGTCGAAAAGGACGTGCCGCTGCTTCTTGATTGTGCTGGTCCGCCAATGGGCACCGACCCGCTCGCCTGCCTCAGGTTTGCCTTCCGACATCGTCCTCCGGCTGGCCCCAACGTAGCGGCCGTGCGACGGCATCAGCCGCGTGCCGTGCCGCGATCGGCGAGCAAAGTCCCGCGTCACGTCCGCCGTCTGTGCCCAGTTGGCGTCCACCAGCATGAGTGCCACGCGGTGGACAGCGTCGGAGTCCTCCGACTGAAACTCCCGGCCGAGTATTTCGGTAGCCACAACCTCAAGCCCCTGGTGCATGGCGTCGGCCAGCGGGGCGTTGCCGGCTGCCAGCCGCAGCGTCTTATCCACCTCGCGGAGTGCGAAATACTGCCGGTGCTGGTCCGGGTAGGTGCCGTAGGCCACGACGTGTCCGCGAAACTGCGGCCCCCATGCGGCCACCAGCCAGTAAAGGCACGCCTCCTGCACGTCCACGAATGCGGTGAGCGTGCTGCAGCCTGCCGGCACCACCCACTGCGGCACGTTGATGGCGTGCGAGGCGAGGTCCGACGTGTTTACCGCGTCTGTTCGCGACTCGTCCGCGAGCGGCTCCTGCTGGTATTCGCTTGCGAACACCTCCGGGCCGTCGTCGATCAAGGCGTTGTAGAAGTGCTGGACCGCCGACAGCTCCTGCTCCCTGTCGTAGCAGTGCTCCCAGTAGACATCGCAACCTTCGTCCATCGCCTCGCGGTTGGTCCGGTAGAACTCAGTCGCCTCGCGCCACGCCCGCAACTGATCGCCATCGACCTCTTTGTCGTAGGTCTGCCGCAGCCGCTTGTAGTCGCCCATCCAAAGGTCGTCGTGACGCTTCGCCCACGACCGCACCGCCTTCACTCGCACGCCCTGCCAAGCGGGATCGGCGAGTAGCTGGTCAATCACGTCGTTCTTCTGGATCACCGTGGCGTTGCACACCACCGCCAGAGTCTTGCCGTGGCCACCAAGTTTGAGAATGTTTTTCTTGATGATGGCCAACCGTTTGGCCACCTGCACCGCGGACGCGGCCGACTCGTCTGTCTGAATGTCGTCGAGGATCACGAGGTCCGGCCGGGCCTGGACGCCATCGGCACGCTTATACCGCAGGCCGCGGCTCGAGGCCATGAGGCCGTGGCACGAGATGATCGCACCGCTCGCCTTGCTTCCAGGGATCGTCGGAAGCACGATCGTGTCGGCGGTCCATTCGATGTGAGTGCTCTCTCCCCGATAGGACTGCCCTGCACACCGCTGCGGCTTGCCCTCCAGCGCCCGAATGGCGTGGCACACCTCTGGGAAGTCGTCGTAGAGCAGATCGTTTTCATTGAACTCCATCTTGATCGAGTCGATCGACATTTGGGCCTTGGTGGATTCGGACCCGAACACCGCAACGAACGATCGCCGACCCGTGCAGGCACACCACACCGCAAACACCTCGGAGCGGGTCGTTTTGCCTGAGCCACGCGGCAACGCCTCAATCGAACGCCCGCCATTGTCCGCAGCATCCTGGCATCGCGTGTTGCCGCGTTGGTGGTCCGGCGACATCGGCCACTGGCCGGTTGAGTGTGGGAAGTAGGTGACGGCAAAAAACTCAAACGACTCCTCGGCCTTCCGGCGGCGATCCGGATCCTTGACGGGAGGGATCTCGCCTATGTCCGCCCCGCGGCGCGTGCGCTCCCGCGTCCGCTCAAGGTCGAGAAGCCGTTTCCGTTCTGCGGCCTTGGCCGGATCAGCCGAGGGTGGTCGCCCCATGGCACCTCTCGTACCAGTGGCAGAGCAGGGCGGCGTCCGCCCGGCCGTCGTCCTTCACCCTGGAAAACAGGTCGGCGTGTTTCGGCCAAAGCCGGGCCGCCGCGGCCCGGTGGCTGCCCTTGTCGCGGCTGACGCCCAACGCCTTTGTCCACACCTGCGGACGCACCAGCGTGTGCGGGATCGCCATGCCGGCCAGCACGCCCTCGACGATGCCGAACGATCGGCCGAACGAGAACGCGGACGTGGCTCCGGTGCCCTGCACGCCCTGGACGTGCTCGAGGATCGCCATGCAGTCGCCGGCCGCGAGGATGCCTGCGAGGACGCCGTGGAGGCCCGCGGGGTCCACCCGGCGTTTGCCGTTGATCTCGACGGCCGGCATCTCGTAGCACGCGACCTGGCCGCCGCCAACGACGGCGATCGCGCCGCTGACGCCTGGGTCAATGCCGATCAGTAGGCCCATCGCTCACCTCCTCGACGATCGTCACCGTTCTCGCCCGACCGTCAACCCAAGAAACCACGCCGTCCCGACGCATCCGCCAGAACTTCGCCGCCACGTCTCCGACGTTGGTGCCGGCCGCGTTCGCCAACTCGCGGAACGTCGGCGGGTAGCCCTTGGCGTCGCGGAGCCTGCGAAATACTCGCAGCAGCCACAGCTGCCGGTCGGTGGTGCCGCGGGAGCGGGTGGCGAGGATCGAGGCGGCGGAGAGTTTGCTGGTCATGCAAACTCCTTGACAGCACTGGTCAACGGCACAAGGTCGCCGGCCCTCGTCACCCTGGAAAACATCGGTTCCTCGCCAAGCAGGCGAAGCCTGGCGTAGTTGAGAACACGAACCGCCGACAGTGAGTGCATCTTTGGAAGTCCGATGTCCAGCACCTTCTTCTCCACGGCCGCGAAATCAGACGGCTGTGACAAATCGACGAGAGCAAGGAAGTCCGCCGTCATCTTGCGGTCCTCATCGTCGTCAATGTTCAACTTCAACTTCTCCTCGCGAACAGGCTGCGGTCGCGACGCTCGATTCCTGGCGGAAGCCAACTCCCGGTACGAGTCGAGAATCCACTTGAGCTGCGGGTACAGCGTGTCGTGATTCCGCTTCACGTTACGAAGGGCGTCGTACAGCATCGGCTGGTCAAGCGCGTGCAGGTCGTCGTGCCAAAGGCGACGCTCCTCGTCCGTCCACTGACACTGCGGCCAAAGTTGGTTGATCGACGCCCTGTTTTCGTCCCACGTCCTCACAGGTTGCCTCCTGCCGCCTGGCGGCTTCGTGCTCGATGCGGCCCCTTCGGGTCGGCAAACTCGCCGGCCCGGATGCGATCCACGAACTGGAAAAACCTCGTCACCGGCAGGGGGCGATCGAAATACTCCCGGCTCGGGAGCATGGCCATCGCCTCAGAGGCCCGCTGAAGCCACCCAGGAGTCCCAGCAAGGTCCACCCAGCCGTCTGGCGGCGTCAGGTGCGTCCACGGCTCCGCCCGCTGCGTGGCGTTCCAGGAGGCCGCAAAGCGGCCCCATTCGTCCGCTGCCCATCCGGGTTCGCGAAAATCGTTCTCGCCCCCCGTGTGTGTGTGTGTTTCTTCGTTTGGGGAAGGGGTTGGGGATGGGTTTTGATTTGGATTTGGATTTGGATTTGGAGGCGATGTTTTTGCGATGCCGTTTGCGATCGGTTTGCGATCGGTTTGCGATCCGTTTGCGATCGGTTTGCGATCGGCCCAGCGTCGTTCGTTTCCGTTCCTGCCTGCCTCCGACCTAGCTTCCCTAAGTTCGCAAGCCTTCTCGCGGTGCTGCTCCATCCGCTCGTTTCGGCGCAGGCCGTCGTCGCCGATCGGGAACTTCGGCTCGAGGATCTCCCACACCCGGCCCACGCCAGGCGACACCAGCTCCAGGCGGCTCAGGTCGGCCGGCAGGCTTCCGGAGTCCCACTGGATCACCAGGAGCCGGATGTAGTGGCCCACCTCCTCGGCGGTCCACATGGCCGTCGAGGCGTAGAAGTCGCGGCCGAAGAACGGCATGTAGTGGTCAACTGACGAGCGGGCCATGTAGTTCCTTTCTATCAATCCAATCAGTACCGTTACCGCCTAACAGGCCGCCGCCTTTCAACCCACGAGTTGCCTATGCTTTTTCTGCAACTCTCGCAGACATACCATCGGAGCTTGCCAGCGGCCGCGAGCTTCAACTTGTCACCCCCGCAGACGCAGATGAGAGGCGCATTGCTGCAAGAAATCTCTTGGAGCAGCCTGTTTGCGTAGTGGAATGAACGTCCACTAGTCACTGCCAAATCCTGTTTCTCTACTGTTTCCAAACTAAGGAGCGATGTGGTGGGCCTTTTGTGTGATTCAATCTCGACATTAAGAACTACAGGAACTGGCTTCGCGGTTGATATTTCGGCAGCGGACAATGCATTTGTAACGGCAGAGTTGTTTGCAATGCTCCTGAGTTTCCTGGCATCTTCCAAAGACGCTGAGTGACCGTCCGATATACGCTTCAGAATCTGCTCGGCACTTCGGTGAACTGGCTGAGTCGCTGATGTTGAGCCGGATGAATGACGAGCACGAGACACAAACACCTCGGCCGCCTTTGCGTCGTCTATCAGTTTCTTGACGAGATCGACGATGTAGTCGCGGTCACCCTTCCAGCTTGCAGTCCACTTACCTCGGTATCTCCACTTTGTGTCGAACCACGTCCTTCGATTTATCCCTTTCCTCTTCAGTTCCGTGACAACATTTGCGTTCTCCCAATGCAGCCTCACCATCAAGTGCTTCATGCCATCGTCTGCTGTCGCCGCCTTTGACAGCGGGTGGTCTTCATCCAACAACTGCCAGCGGTCGTCTCCGCACGACTTCCAGATCAGTCCGTAGTAAAAAGCGTACAAGGACTCGCTTCCGATTTGCGAAAACAGAGGCCATGCCTTCGGCTTAAATAGTCCGCTTACAATGACGTGGCCGACTGACTCAATGGAACGCATACAAATGCGCTCACTCCCTTCCTTTGATCCAAGGCTCCTTGAGCCGCTGTCTGCTATCCACCAGCACCGCCGACCGCTCACCCTCATGTCGTGTATCTTTTTTTCGTACCGGCCTGTTCCGCTGCTAATCACCTCAACGGCGGTGTCTGTTTCTTCGTGATATGCGTCAAACTGAAATGACGTACTGCTGTCGCGGTGCTCGCACGAGAATCCGATTGAGTGGAGCCCTCGCTTTATGCACAGATGGGCCGGTGTTTCAAATCCAGACGGGCACGATCCGCGGGCGGAAGCGTGTGCGAAAAAAGGAGTCCCCCTCTCGTTGACGTATAGCCGCATTTCTCCGCGACATTTCGGGCACCGAAACGATTCGCCGCTGCCGTGGAGGCCAGATACAACAGCTTGATCTGCTGTAATCAGTTCGTTTGATGAAACGAGAACCGCAAACGGGTTTGCTCTTGAGGTGGCTCGATCTCCATCCGGAAGCGAAGTGATCCTCTCAAGGATGGTGTCGTCTGAGATTTCAGATTTAGCCGTCATCTCGCCAACCTCCAAATCCGCCAGTAAGCAATCCGGTTCAGCCCGCAAACGCCGCCACTAAATCCCCCGTATGGCACTTCCCCGTTGGCCACGGCCCACCATTCACACCCTGGCCCCACCGCCGGATCATCGCGCCGCGATCCGTCTCGATGCCGTCCAATACTTCCTGCAGCGTCATGTGGCCCTCCGGTACTCACACTCCCCACCCGCCACCTCGCGTCCCGTCCGCGTGATCGCACCCGTCTTTCTCAGCTCGTGTAGCCGCTTCGACACCTGGGCCACCGTCAGCCCGGATCGCCTGGCGATCTCGGTCTGGCCCGCAGGGCCGTGCTCGAGGGCCGCGAGGATCTTCCCAGCGTGTTCGCCGCGGATCGCCGGCACCTTCGCGGCGGCAGCCGCGGAGGTTGGCGGGTTCGATGGGCGGAAGAGCGGGCCGAGGTCGGCGTCGGTGGGCTGGCGGTAGTAGTCGCTCATTTCAGCGCTCCTTCCGCTTCAATGATCGCCCGGCCGATGACTTCGACGACTTGCGGCACGACGGCGTTTCCGAGGCATCTAAGACGGTCCACCCGAGAGGGAACCCCATGAGCCACTCGACCCACGTCGGGTTCAGTGATCCACCACCCGTTGCCGTCCCATCCTTGAACACGGCCCGCCCCAGTTGGTCGAACCTGTCCCTGTCTTCCGTGCAGTTCCAAGTCCGTGGATCTGTCACGTCCTTCCAATCGCGGCTGGTCGGCGTCGGCCATATCCTCGCCGCCACGGCTTCGACAAATGATCCGCTGCTCCCCTTTCGTCGAAATCGCTCCGCCATTTCCGGAGTCGGCTCGCATCCGATGCAGGCATCTGCCGTTGGAGTAGGCAACGATCCAGACACGCTCGCGGCGGTGCGGGGCACCAACTGCTGAAGCTGAAATAACGTGCCATTCCGCGTCATACCCGAGCGTGGCCAGCGTCCCGAGAACAACATCGGCCCCTCGAGCAAGGAGAGCTGCGACGTTCTCCACGACAACGTAATTGGGTCGTAGCTCGCCAATGATCCGAGCGAACTCATGCCAAAGACCGGACCTTGCTCCTGCGAGGCCAGCACCTTTTCCTGCAAAGCTGATGTCTTGGCACGGGAATCCTCCGCAGATGAGGTCAACGCCGTAGTCGCCTTGCGGCGGGAACGTCCGCACGTCGTCGTGCTTTGGCACTTTTGGCCAGTGCTTTCGGAGGACTGCGGTTGCATAAGGGTCAATCTCCACTTGCCACTTGCACGTCATGCCGGCCCGTTCAAGGCCAAGAGAAAATCCGCCGATTCCAGCGAACAGCTCTCCGAACGTCATGCCATCTCCCTCCCCGCAGCCTTCATCACCGCCCGCAGGTGCCGATCGGTGTAGCGGTAGTGCCCGTACCGCATCTCCGGCGTCGGCAGTTTCGCCATCGCCTTCCGGGCGTCGTACCAGGTCATGGGCGAGCCCGCGGCCCGGAGGGCGTCGAGAATGTCGCTGCGGCGGTGCCACGTCCTGCGGTGGTCGCCTCGCATCTGATCGAACTGTCGCCACAGTCTCACGAAACACCTCCATGTGTATTTGCCTCGTGACGTGAGGCTGCCGGCTTGGACACGCTGGGGGAGATTTCAGCGCTCCAAGCTGCCGGTGTATGCGTGGCCATTGGCACGCGACGACCGCCGGCGGCGTCACACGATGGCCGATGAATCGCAGCCACTGCGGCCCGTGTCGGCCGTGTTCTCGATCGACTCGATCAACGCCACCACCTTGTCCCGTGCCGCCCGAAGATCCGGAAGCACGGCCATGTCGGCGGCCAACTGCGAGTAGTGCCACGAGGAGGTCATGCGGACCATCACCTGGCCCATGAACTGCGACACGAACTGCTGATCTCCGACGATGACCAACTCGCCCGTGTCGCGATCCAGGGACGGGCCGCCGCCGCTGTAGTTGTTGAGTTTGGTGCGATATACCGTGGCCATTTGTGTTCTCTTCAAAAAGGAATGTCTTCGTTGCTGGCACCGCTGGCCGCGTCGGCCTTCTGCGTAGAGGTCCGCTTCGGCGGAGCCTTGGATGCCGGCACGCTCACCGGTGCAGTCGCCGGCAGGAAGCCGTTGACGTAGACCCGCTGGTTGCCGACCTGGTCGAGAACCGGGGTGCCGTCCTTGACGGCCCGCTGCGTCTTCACGACGAGCACCTGGCCCACGAGGATGTCGTCCAGCTCCGCGTCCCACGGCCGCCCGAGCGACTCGTTGAGGTTCATGGCCGCCTTCTGGTGAGGCTTCTTGTCCGGGTTCATCCAGCACTCCACCTCGTTGTAGGAGTCGTTGGTGTCACGGAACGTCACGACGCACCAGGTCTCGCCCTTCTTGGACACGATCTCGCGGACCTTGGTGATCGCCATCTCGTTCTCGCCGTCGGGGATCACAGACGACGCAAAATCCTCTTCGCTGAAACGGTCAAACTTCACGTCTGCACCTCTGGGTTGTGGGGCTTGTTGCCAACGCGGACAATCCGGTCGGCGTCGAATACCAGGGCGTCGTCGATCAAAGACTTGGCCCGATTGAAGCTCATGGCACCTCGCTTGAACGCCAGCACGGCGTCCTCCACGATCTGCATCGCGGCGGTGTGTGCCACCTCCTCGAGCCGGTCGTCGTCGCTGCGGCTCACCATTCACCTCCGTATCTGGCGTTCATGCGGTCGATGTGCTCGTCCTCGCAGCCGCTGCGGTAGGCCGCGTCCGCGGCCCGGTAGCCTGGCTTCACCGGAGCTGGACACGGCCTGCCTTGTTCCTCGTTGGTTGCGTCAACGTCCGGCGTTGGTGCCGACTCGTCTCTGCGGTGCCGATTGACGGCGTCCTGGTCGTGGATGGGCTCGCTCATGCCGTCACCTCCTGCGGGTCGATCTGCTCGTGCCGCTTGTTGATCTCGCCGTCCAGCTTGTTCCGCTGGCTCTCGGTCAGGTCGCCGGCCGTCACGGCCTTGTCGGCCTCGTCGGCGATCTGGCCCAGCTCCTCCACGGTGGTCGCCAACCGGACGCGGTCGAGCCATCCGGCCCGGGCCGCCGGTGCCGGCGTGACGCCAGCGAACAGCGGGGCCAACGCCTCAACGGACATCGCGACTTCTGCCGGCAGTCCGTAGCGATTCTTGGCGTCCCACGCGGCGGACCGCTCGCAGAACAGCCTCCGCTCCTTGCCGCCACGCCCGCGGAGCTTGCCGTCATCGCCCTCGACCACGCGGGTCTTGAAGTTGGCGAACAGCACGGCGTCGGACCACTCCAGAAGCTTTGGAGCCACCTTGGGCCTCATTTTCAGCTCGTACCTGTCGTAGGCTTCCTCAAGGTCCGGCGGAGAAACACGCTTCACGATGCTGTGGGCAATCACGACGACGTTGATGCCGCGCTCCACGAGCATTGAGCAGTCGGCAAGCATCGCCGAGAAGTGCTTCGCGATCAGCACACCGCCCTGGCCGTATGGAAGGTCGTCCGGGTGCCGCTGCTTCTCGTCCTTCGACGCGAGGTGGAGGCAAAGCAGCTCCTCGGCCCAGTCGCCGGAGTCGATCACGATGGTCTGATACCCCATCGCGTCGCGTGACAGATTGACCAACGCCCCCTTGAGCGTCATCCAGTCGGCACACCGCACGCGGTGGCAGTCGATACGCCGTGAACCGTTCTCCGTGTCAAGAAACAGCGGATTCGGAAACTGGCTCGCCAGCGTCGTTTTGCCAACGCCGGCAGGACCATGGATGCAAACCTTCGCCGCCGTCTGCTCGATTCCCCTTGTGATCTTCATTGTCATCGCGAAACCTCCCTGCGAACGTCCTCGGAAGCCGCCTCCACCGCCTGGCGGAGAAACAGCACGTCTCCCGGGTTGACTCGATATGTGTCTGCCCCGGCTCGCTGTAGCGATGTCAGCAGCAGTGCCGCCGCACGGTGAACCCGCAGCAGCTTGCACTCCAATGCCGACGCAACGCCTTCACGAGCCCTTACCGTCTTGTTGCTCTGTCCCTGCAATCCCATCCCGTTCCTCCAGTTCCGTTCTCAAAATCAACACGTCCGACGGCGCTTCGATGCCGATCCTCGCCCGTGGCCAGCCGTTGAAATGGCTGATCTCGTTGAGATGGACGACGATGTCCTTCCCGATGCGGATCGACTCACCTTCGCGTCGCGTCAAGACGAGCATCGAAACCTCCAACCAACTCGCCGGCCGTGGCTCGTTGGCAACTTCCTGTCAATGACCGGCTCCGCCGGCCTCCATCCCGACACGATCCGTCGTGCCGGTCTCCTTGTTCCACGTCGTGCCACGCCACTGGCGTCCGGTCGCCTGCTGGCGACGGCGAACGTCCGAAATGCGGAGCATCGTCTGGTAGTCGGTGTGCAGCGTGGCGGCGATCTGCTTCTGCAGGTCGTCGAGCTGCTCGCGGGCCTCGGCCACGGCGTCGAAAAGCGCCTCGGCGTCACCAGCCTCGATCCGCTCGTCGATCGTGAGGTCGATCACGTCGTTGAGCGGCAGTCGCGAGGACGGGATCGCCAGAGAGTCCACCGCCCTCTGGCGAAGGACGCCGCAGGTCACTGCGACCTGTACCGCTGCCTCCCGTCGGGCTTGCCAAAGATCGACTCCGGGGCGTCCGGCGGCGTCCACTGGCACACCTCGCCGCGTCGCCGCCGCTCCTCGGCCGGCGACCAGCTCTGGCGGATCGCACTGGCGAGCAGCTTGATCGTGATTTCGTTGGGGTCCGCGTACCGCTGTTCCAGGTTCGCGTCGAGATCGGCGTCCATACCGGGTTCCCTTCGTAATGCGGGATGCCGGCGCTGCTTTTTTGGCGGTCATCGGCGTGTCCCTCGCCCTGCCTACCCACCCGTCACGTTGACCGGTGGCGTCTGTCCTTAGGTGTACGGAAGTTCAGTTGTGCGTCAACTCGTTTTTTTGTGCGTCCAGCACGGGGAAAACGAGGAGTTGAGGAGTGGAAATCCGAAACCAATCGGTCGTTGGTACGAGTGCGTATCAACGATGTGCGGAAAGATACGCAATCGTGTAAACGTGTCAAGCGTATTTTCTTGGAGGAGAAAAATCGCTTGAAAAGCCGCAGAAATCAGCCGGGGCGGAATCCGCCTCGCTTGCGGCCCGTCACCCTGGGCACCTTCGCCAGCTTCTTGATCTCGGCCTCGTCAAAGACTCGAGCATTGGCGGCCATGTGCTCGCTCCAAAGCATTCCGTCGAGTGCCATGCGGCGAAGTCGCCCCATGCTGATGCCGAGAATCTTCGCGGCCTCGCGGGTGCTGATGAGTTTTCGGTTGGTTTGGATTGCCATCACCATGCCTCGATAGTATCGCAAGCGTATGAAGAGTCAAACTGTCCAATCCGCCCGACCCTCGCTTTCGACACAATCCGCGTGCCCGTTTGCGTCGGGACCGCCGAGGGTCGATAGTCGAGGTGTCGGGCAGATTTCGACTGGAGGCGAGGGGAGTGGAAACCTCCCCCACCGGTAGTATGTACAGCCGTGCAGTATCGGCGTACTCTGCCCGACAATCACAAAAGGGAGACTGAAATGGCACTGACGATTCGGGAGGTTACGGAGCGTTACGCTCTGCTACGGGAGTTGAAGCCGCACACGATCGCGCTCTACGCGATGCTGTGGGAGCGCTTTGAGAGGTTTCTCGGACGGCCGGCCACGGTGCTCGACTTCGACGACTTGCTCGTGTCGCGGTATTTGCGGTGGCGGGCCGAGACACCTGGCTGGCGTGGGCGGCTACCGTCGGCCGCGAGCGTGCGGAAGGATCGCGTGATGATCGCCGCCGTCTGGACTTACGCTGCCCGCAAGCGGTGGGCCGGTGAGTTTCCGGAGCTGCCGAAGATCCGCGTGCCGAAGCGACTGCCGGTTGGCCGTGCCTACACGGCGGCCGACGTGTCGCAGCTCATCCGCACGGCGAAGAAGCGGATCGGCAAGGTTGGAGGGCTGCCGGCGAAGTGGTGGTGGAGTACGTTGATTTATTGCGCTGTCTGCAGCGGTGAACGCTACTCGGCTTTGACCGCCCTGCGGTGGGACCAGGTGGACCTCGAGCGACGGCGGGTCATCTTCCTGGGTTCGACGCGGAAGGGCGCCACGAGGGACATTGAGCGTGGCATCACCCCGCAACTCGCGGAGATGATGGCCGAGCACCGCCGCGGCCCTGGCGACCTGGTGTGGCCGTGGGACCGCCGGACCAGGAGCCAGTGGGCGAGCCTCAAGGTTCTATGCGACTCCGCCGGCGTCAGGTATCGGGGCTTCCACGGCCTGCGTCGGACGGCAGCGAGTTATGCAGCCCTCGTTGGCGGGACCGCCGCCGCCACGGCCCTCCTCGATCACATGGACCCGACTCTTCAACGGGTATATGTCGATCCTGAGATTTGCCCGACCGACCAAGGCGGGATCATGTCGCTGCCGCCCCTGGACCTGGACGAGCCGCCGCCGCAGCCGGAGCCCCCGGACGTGCTGCGGTTTCGCTCGCCGGAAGATCCCGCTGCTTGAATCCCTGTTGATCGGTTCCGTACCTTTGCCACCGCCCGGAGGTCAGTATGCGTCCGCCTGTTCGTCCAGTGTTCGTCGCTGCATCCGGCGGTGCCCTGGTGGCCACCGCCTGGGCGTGGTGCTTCCGGGCCATGCTGGCCACGCTGCCCGTTACGCACGGCCCGGCCCCGCTCGAGCACCGCGAGGAGCGGCCCGCCATGGTGGAGGCGGAGCCGACGCCGCCCATCGAGGAGAAGGTCGAGCGGCGGGTGGTGGTAGCGAAACGCCCGCGGCTTGGCGGAGTTGAACGCCGCGGCGGACCGCCTGGGCCGCCGGGCGGGATCACGGGAGGATTCTCACCCAACGGCGGGTTGCACGCTGGAGACTCCGGCGAGTTCGGAAAGCGCGGACGGTAGCACGCCGCGATCAGCGGCGGGCGGTTTTTTTCGCCCCCTTTCGGGCGGCACTCTACGATTGGGTGCCGTTCGCAGCCGGGGCAGCCCGCGTGCCGCGGGCTGGAAGGACCCCCGCATCGTGGGGGGCTGTTCGCCCCCCACGGGAGGGGGCGCGAGTATTTCGATGGCCGACCGCCATCGGCCCGCGAGTATTTCGATGGCCATCGGCGGTGCTCGTCGTGCGATGGCCATCGCACGACCGCGAGCCGATGAGCCGACGACTACCAGGCCGACGAGCCGACGAGCCGACGAGCTGGCCACGTCGTCGGCCACAATCGCACGACCGGCGACGCGGTCCGGTTTCGCGTTTCCTAACTGTCCATTGGCGATCGCCAATACCATGCCGCCCGCGATTTCCACGGTTCCAAATATTTTTCGTTCATGCCCTTGACACAGTATTGTCGATCGACTATACTCAGGACATGAACACGAACGAACACAAAGCAAACGCCGCCGCCGCTGGCCTTCAATGGGCCGACGTGCTCGCCGCATATCGTGAGGCCCGGGCTATCGAGGCCGCGGAGTTGGAGCGTATCGGCGAGTTTCGCCGCGACGCATTCCGCCAGCTATCCGGCGACGAGCACGGCGGGCGATTCAAGGGACGGCACCGCGACGCATTCGCGGGCGGCGACGCAACCTACATTCGCGGTCTCGACGTGACGGCCGCGGGCCGTGGCGTGACGGCCGACGAGTTGTACGCTGATCTCGCCACGTCGGCCCCGACCATGCGGCCGGCCGACGATGTGATGGCCGAAGTGATCGACCGCCTAGCCGACCAGGCCGGCGACGCCGACGGCGTCGCGATCACCTGGACCGGCCTTGTCGCCGCCGCCGCCGCGGCCGACATAACCGAACAATGGTTGCGACAACTGGTGAAAGCCGGCAAGGTCCGCGGCCGGAAGGTCGGCCGCCGTTGGGAGGTAGCCGCGGCGGACGTGGCATTCTTCCAGCGTCATCCGACGGCCGGCCGTCCGCGGTTGCGTGCCCACCTTGCCGCCGCCCCTTTTTGAATCTATATTGTCGAGCGCCAATACCGCACAACCGAAACCGCCGCGGTTCAATCGGCGGAAAACCCTGCAGGAGACCGAGACCATGAACGCCAACTACCTTGAAACCGTCGCCGCTGCTGACCGCCTGACGATCGACGCCGCCTACCTTGCCGGCCAGCTCGAGGCCGCCCACATGGCCGCGGCGGGTCGCTGGGCCTGCGCCATGTTGGACGCCACCGCGGCCGGCAACGTGGCCATAGCCGCCTATGCGGCCGGCATGGCCGACAGCCACCGGGCCGCGGCCGACGCCGCCCGGGCCGTGCCCAACGCTAGCAGCGGCAAGGCCGAACCCACCCTCACGCTCGCCTCGTGATCCCGACCGCCCCACAACCGGCCGCCCCGCGGAGGCCGGCCATGGGGCGGCCGGGCACGCTGCCCGACCACAACCCACAACCACAACCGGGAGACCGAGACCATGAGAACCACGACCACAACCAGCCGCCCCGACGTATACGCCACCGTCACGGACGCGATCGTCGCCAAACTGGAATCCGGCACGCTCGCCCCGTGGCATCAGCCTTGGAAGGCCGGGCACGCGGCCGGCCCGGTCTCACGACCGCTGCGCCACAACGCACAACCCTACTCAGGGGTTAACGTGCTCGTGTTGTGGATCGCGGCCGAGTCGGCCGGCCACGTTTCCCCGTACTGGCTCACCTACCGTCAGGCTCAGGAGTTGGGCGGGCACGTTCGAAAGGGTGAGAAGTCTACCACCGTCGTCTACGCGAGCACGTTCAAGAAAACCGAAACCGCCGACGACGGCACGAAAACCGACCGCTCGATCCCGTTCCTGAAAACCTACGCGGTTTTCAACGCCAACCAGTGCGACAACCTGCCCGGCCATTACTACCAAATGGCGACCCCGCCGGCCGGCCACGTTGACCCGCTGCCCTCGGTGCTCGCGTTCGCCGCCAACACCGGCGCCGACATTCGCACGGGCGGAGCACGAGCCTACTACAACCCATCCGCCGACTACGTCCAAATGCCGGAGGCTACGACGTTTGAGGATGCCGAATCGCACGCCGGCACCCTGGTGCACGAGCTGGCACACTGGACCGGCCACGGCTCGCGACTCGCTCGCGACTTCTCCGGCCGATTCGGCGACGACAAGTATGCCGCCGAGGAGCTGGTAGCCGAGCTGGCCGCCGCGTTCCTCGCGGCCGACCTTGGATATGAGGCCGAGCCCCGCGATGACCACGCCGCCTACCTCGCGTCGTGGCTCCGGATTTTGAAGGCCGACAAGCGAGCGATTTTCACCGCCGCCAGCGCCGCCAGCCGCGCCGCCGCCTATCTCCACAGTCTGCAGCCGGGCGGAGCCAACCAGCCGACCGCCGACGACCTCGAGCCGATCGCCGCCGAGTGATCGCTCGGCCGCCCCGGCCACCCCTCGCCGTCCGGCGAGGGGGCACCGGGCCGGCCCGGCAGTCTGCCGGCCACCGCGACCCAAAACACCAACCAGGAGCCACACCCATGCCCACAACCGACCCGCTCATGTTCATGGACCACCCGCACGCCACCAAACACATTGACCACGCGGCATATCCAAAACTGTGCCGCACGCGATCCGATGCCGAGTTGCTCTACGTCATCGCCGATTGTCGCGCCACGCTCGCCGCATGGCCCGACCAGCCCAACCACGGCTACTACTCCGACGAGATCAACTACTGTGCCGACGAACTGGCCCGCCGTGCTCGCGGCGGGAAGCGCCGCCGCCCGACAACCGGCGAGATCGCCGCCGCCGCCGCCCGGGCCGCTTGGGATCTCGCCGAGGGGCTCGACGACTGAGCCCGGCCGCCCCGGCCACCGCCGCCCCATCGGGGCCGGCGGGAACCGGGCCGGCTTGGCACAACGCCAACCGACAACCCAACGCCACAACCAGGAGAACCAACCATGAGACCCGCAGAAACCTTGAAGCATGGCACAACCCTCACGCCCGTCGTCGGAGGGTTTCGCATCCGCTGGGCAGACGGCTCCGCCGCTGCTCGCGTCGCCGTCCGCCTCCGCCGCGATCGCTCGTCGTGGCTTGCGTTCGTCGATTCTTGGGATGGCTTTTCGTGGAATCGTGACCGAGTCATCGACCGGCCGACGATTGCCGAACTTGAGCGAGCCGTACGGCAGTATGCCGTCTCGGTTGACGAGCACGCCTACGTCGCGACCGGCGCTTGCCACAACTGACGGCCACAACCACAACCAACCACCCCAACCAGGAGCCCCGCCCCATGACCGCCGCCACGTTCGCCCGCCTTGCCTCCCGATACTCCGCCATGCCGGACAGCATCCGCCGGGCGGTTGACGCCCTCGCCCTTGCCGATGGACGCGAGGCCGACCGCCATGCCCCGCCGGGAACCGACGCACGCCGTGCGGCTGACCGCTTCCTGCTCGACCTGGACGCCGCCGGCGCCCCCGTCGGGCCGGCCCGGCCGGTCGTGGCCCGCTGCGTCCCCATGTTCGCCGACTGACCGCCACAACCAGCCGCCGCACCAGTATTGACACCCCACAACCAGCCGCCACAATGCACCCATGGCACCGAAAATCGACCCAGCTCTATACGTTCGCGTCGGCACCGCCGCGGACCTGGCCAACGTGTCCCGCTTTTGGATGCTGCAGCAGGTCTCCGGCGGCAAGATCCCCGGGGTGCAGATCGACAACCAATGGTTCGTCCTGCGGTCGGCCGCTGCAGCCTACGAACGCCACCCCACGGCCGGCCGGCCGCAGTCCGACGAGACGATCGCCCGCCGGGAGAAGCTGGCCCGGAAGCGTAGCCGGAAAAAGCCTGCCGGCTGATCGCCCCGAAAAGTTTTTTTGCTAACCAAGTTGACACGGTATTGCCGATCGCCTATAACTACACCAACGCGGGAACGAAACCCGCAACCACAACCAGGAGATGACACGATGAACGCGACCGGCTACTACGTCCTGCAGATTCTCAACTCCCAAGTGTGCTGCCTGCTGAAGTCCGGTGGCCGGGTGATCCCGATCGCCCCGGAGTCCGATTGCGTCAAGCGATTCGCCACGCTGGCCGAGGCGTGGGAGGCTTGCGACGAAATCAAGGCCGAGGGGATGCACCCGTTTTTCATTCGCACCAACTGACACCACAACCAGGAGTCGCACCCATGACCATGACCCAAGCCTTCCAAGAACTCGACGCGATCCGAAACGACCGCAGCACCACAACCAATGAGCTGATCGCCCGCGTTGACGCTATCGGCCACTGGGCCGCGTCGCAGAAGCGCTACACCGACCGGATTGGGAAGGTGCTCGCCGAGGCCAGCGACCTCCACGCCCGCCTGACCGGAGGCCCGCGGAGTGGCCGGACAACCATCGTGATCGGCTGACCACAACCAACCCAAACCAGGAGCCCACAACCATGACCACGCTACTTGAAATCGGAACCCGTGTCGTCGCCGACGACGGACGTACAGCCCGTGTCGGCCAGATCGCCGACCACACAACCGACCGCTGGGGATCGTGGCACATCGTCGCGATCGACGGACAGATGGAGACCGTCGGCCATATCGGCGACGCCGGCCAGCTTGGCATCGGGTGGCGGGTCGCCACCGCCGACGACATCCGACGAGCCCGGCGGGAGCACGACTACGACCTGGCCAACCAGGTCGCCGAGGCGATTGCCGCCGGCGACGATCTGCCGGAGGAGTTTGCCATCCTCGACACCTACCACGACATCGGAGAACCAGCCGCGGCGATCCGCTGCGAGGAGATCCGCCGCCGTGTTCACGACAACCTGACCGCCCGTGGCATCACGATCGGCGACAACGTGCCGCCGACGTTCACCATGCTCGACCGTTACCAGAACTGAGGAGCCCGAACCCATGACCCCCATCGAAATACTCGCCGCCGCCGGCTGCCGTTTCGTCCGCGTGGCCCACAACCAAAAGCGCCCGCTCGGCACCGCCTGGCAGCACCGCTCCACAACCAACCCAGCCGACGTTGCCCGGTGGCTCGCCGCCGGCGACAACGTCGGCCTCCTCCTCGGCCCGGAGTCGGGAGTGGTGGACGTGGAATACGACGACGAAGCCGGGCGGGACCAGCTCTCCGACTTCGGCGTGCTCGACCTGCCCACGCCCACCTGGCGATCGGCCCGGGGCGAGCACCGGCTATTCCTTTGGGAGCCGTGGATGCCGCAGTCGGCCGTCGTGAAAACCGGCTGGCTCGAGTTGCGGATCGGCGGGCGGGCCGCCCAGTCGGTGCTGCCGCCGTCCCGACATCCGGACGGGGTGGCCTATGAGTGGATAACCAGCCCAGCGGACGTAGCGATCGCCGGCTTCCCGGCCCAACTCCTCGCCGGAGTCTATGTATGAGCCGACCAACCTGGTCCGCCGTCGTCCGATCTTTGCTGCTGGTCAGGATCGGCCAGGAGTTAGGCACCGACTCCAGGCTCGCCCGTGCCGTCCACGACGCGATCGACGCTGTGCTGGCGATCGTCGGTCAATAAAAGCGGGCCGCCCCACCCGTCGCCAAGCCGTTGTCGGGCTGCGGTCCGTGTCGGCCCAGCCAACCGAACGGCACAGATAGTCGCTGGTGGTGGCGACGCCGTCCGGGCAGCGAGATCAGTCTACCGCCATTGCCCGCAGGGTATGACGCCATCCGGCATCGTCCCACCACAGGGGCAGCACAACCTCGCCGATCGCTGAGACGGTGCCTCCTAAAACCAAATCCCATAGCGGCCCGACGCCGTGCTCCAGCTCATACCGCTCGCGGACCTGTGCCCGCATTAGCGTCAGGGCGTGCAGGATCGTCCGCGAGTTGCGGCCGGCGGCCGTCGCCGCCTCCAGGTGCCGGTGCGGCCAATGCACCACAACCAGCCTGGTGAGTTCGTCGCACCGCTCGACGCCCGCATACTGGACGCGGCTGCCCAACCGATAGCGGACGTGTGCCTGGAGCTGGGCGAGGGGCGTCACAAGGTCACCGGGGCGGGCAGGTGCCGGTCGTGCAGGCCTTCGCCCGCTCCGCCACGCACCGCGGGCAGGTGCAGTCGCAGCGGGCCTCGATCCGCCCGTCCGGACGCCACACCCCACGAACGCAGGTGCTCGAGCACTTGCACGCCGTCGGCCCCGGCGGGGCCGGCGGCAGGGGCCGGGCCTCCATCTGCTCGATGATCGACGCCCGTGCCACGGCCACGGCCGCGGCTGCCCGGGCCGGCTCGGTGGCGATCCGCTCGTGATCGGCGGACAGCCACACCAGGAACGCGACGATCCAACGCCACACCATGCTCACGGCTGCACCTCGTCGAGTTTCCGCCAGATCGCCATGCACGCCACGGCACCGATCACCGACAGCACCAGGCCGGCAGGCCGGTAGTGGTCACCGCTCACAAGCGAACCGGCCAAACCTCCGGCCACGGACCCGGCGACGCCGATTGCGATCGTCTGCCAGCCGGGGTGGGGTTTCGCCGGTGGCCATAGCCATTCGGCGATTGACCCAGCGATCCACCCAAACAAAACCCAGATGACGATTGCGAACATCACCAGCCCTCCGCATGGCAGACCATCGAACGATCGCAGTGAACCGCTGCGTATTGCTGCTCGACCGGCCTCGGCGGCGCCTCGGCAAACACCGTGAGCCACAACCCGAGTTTCGCGAACCGCGACAGCAGTTTGAGAACCGGCCGCTGGGGTTGCGGATGAAACGGATTGACCGGATCGAACCCGGGGACGGATGCGGCCAAGTAACCGGCCACCAAACACGCGAGGCAAGACAGCACGACGGCACGTTTCGACATGGTGGACCTACAACGCGAGGTAATGGTTGACGGCTGGCGACTTCGCCGCGTCGGTGGTTGCCGGGGCCGGTGCCGGCTGCAGCCAGCCGGCGTGATCGAGGTCGCGGTACTTGAAGCCGCTGACCGAACCGATGACGAATGAATCCCCCTGGGCGAGAATCGCCTCGGCATCCTGGCGGGTGATCCAGAATGATCCGTTGGGCTGATCGGCAGGGTGGCGACCGCCTCCAACGTAGTCCGCCCAGCTATTCATGATGAGCACGCCGTCGCGGGGATTCTTCATCGGGTTTGGAGAACCCGGCCCGTTGTTCTTCGCGTACTTCACTGAAATCGCGACCATGCAGTGGTTCCAGGTCGAAGCCCTTCGACAGAACCCATCCGCGTCTCGATCGCCGCTGGCAAATCCGATGTTGCTGCAAACCGGGACGCACATTCCCGACTCCAGCGCCGCCACGAGCGAATCCCAGTCCTCGCAGAGGGCGACCGCCTTGGCGGTGTGCTTGTTGGCCTCAATGGCCAGCGGCTTGGGAACGCCAGAGTTGCCCCACGCCTGCGATCTGGCGATCGAATACGACGACAAGTCCACGTCGCCATACTTCTGCCGATAGAGAATCCCGCCCACCGTCGGATCCTTGCACCGGCCCGACACCCAACGGGCCGCGGCCCCGCCGTAGCTGCCGTCGGAGTAGCCGGCCAGCGTCACCGGAGGCATCCTGCCGGCCGTGCGGCTTCCGCCATACACCGGCTCGGTGGCTACCAGCAGAGGGCATTCAGCCAGCCCGCCCGTGACGTGATCGACGCACTGGCCAACGTAGGATCCCATGGCCCAGCCGAACGACACGCACGAACCGTGCGGCCCCTGGTTCCATGGCCCGAACGGCTTGCCATACTTCTGCCGGTGGCACCGATCGGCGAACCGATAGAGGTAGGCATCGTGCCCCTTCGCCCCCGCTATGACCTCGGCCCCGGCCTGCCGGAACATCGGCTGGTCCAGCTCGCGGAGAAACTCCTGCGTGCCCTCAGGATTGGGGTCGTAACCGAAGTTGCTCTCGACCCGCTCGGCCAGCCGCGAGACGTACCGGGACACCAGTGTCCCCAGCATTGCCGCGACGACAACGAACGCGATCGCCGACCATGACCAATCACTGCGCCGCATCGGTCGCCGCCCTCCCCACGTCACGGTAGGCTGCAACCCACGCCGATCGCTGCTCGGCGGTCAGCGGGCCGCCGTCGGTGCCGACCGCCGCCTCGAGGTATTTGGCGATCGCGTCCCGGGCTGCCGGCTGCCGATCGCCGATCGAAATACCCCGACAGCGAAACTCGCGAACCCGCCGCCGCAACTCATCGACGGCGACGCCGGTGGCCAGGTAGCCCTCCGGCTTGCCAGACGCAAACTCAATCTCGTCGGCAATCTCCTGGCACATCGCACCTACCAGGATGGCGTCCTCGCTGGCCGTGCTGCCGGCGAACAACCCCGACAGGGACAACGGGCCAGCGTCGGGGGCGGGCGTCGGGGGCACCTCGGCCGACGGAGCCATGCCGTAGGCCACGGCCGCGGCCACCAGAGCGATGGCGGCGTAGTGCCGTGGCGTCAGCGGCGGCACCGCCGTGCGGGCCTTCTCGATCAGCGGAACCAGATTCGGCCACGCCCACGCGGCGAACGCGGCGAGCACTAATAGCGTCGGGATCATGCGAGCCTCACAAGTGGCAGGATTTGCTCGATCGCCCCGCCGGCGAGGGCGAGAACCAATGCCCGGATCGCGGGCCGGGCCAGCATCCAAACGGGATAGGCGACGATCGGCACCGCCCGATCGGCGAGGGCGTCAAACAACCGGGCGACGGCCTCGACCGCGAATGACTTCTTCTCGTCCCCGGTCATGCTGCCGACGGCGTCGAGGGCGGCGACCGTCAGGTGGAGCAGGGCCACCATCAGTTCGCCGAACTCCTGCCACGTCAGGCCGTCAACAGTGGCAGCACGGGCACTCGCGATGAACAGGGCGACCTTGTCCACAACCGATGATTGCCCATCGGCGGCAGCCTTTGAATCGCTAACCTGACCGATCATGCGTTCCCGGCGTAGACGCCGACCCCGACCATGGTGAGATCGACGGTGTACGTTCCGGTGGGACCGCTCGACAGCGATACGGAGACGCCGGTGGCGCCGACCTGGTAGTCGGCCCAATGCACCTGCCCGCCGACACCCACCCGCGTGCCGGTGATGCCGCCGGGGGCCGCGAGACTTAGGAATCCACCCGTCGGGCCGGAGACGATGTTGACCAGAAGCTCTTTAAGCGTGCCGATGGCCAGGATGCCGGTCACGCCGAACGCCTGGATCTCCAAGCCTCCGATCGACAGACTGCTGCCGGATCCGGTGCAGGTGATCCGCTGCGAGTGGGCGACGTTGGCCTGCCCCGGGCCGGTGCCGTTCGTGATGCTCCGCGTCGTCCGCTGCTCGGTGCCAGACGATTGCGTGGCGCCGCTATCGGCGTTGGATAGCGACCACGACAGCCGCGTCGTGCCGGCTGCGGTAAGGCTATTTGGCATCGGCGGTCTCTCCTGTGTTTACTGGCGCCCTTGGCGGCGGGCCGCCTATCGAAATAACCTGCACGGAAGCGGCAGGCGACTCACCTGCGACGACTGGCGAAGGGGGCAGCGACTCTACGGCGACTGGCTCAGACGAAACGTCGGGCTTGGGCTTGCTCATCAGTTGATCCTTCCGGATTGGTGAAGTCGGATCGCTTCGGCCAGCGTGACGCCCAGCCGAATCGCGAGGTGTTCGTAAAACGTCAGTCGTGGCCGCTCATCGGGCCGCCTACTGGTGATGCAGCCAACCCCGACACGACGGTGTGGCTGGTAGTGAATGTGTTCTCCTGACTCGCCTGCCGACGCCAGCGGCTCCCGGCCCCGGGCCGTTGTCCGAAATAGCGACTCGCGGGCCATGCGGCTCTCCTACCACCATTGTACGGTTGTTCAGGTAGAGTCCGGGCGCGTACAACCGGGGCCGCGGAGCGTCCCACTGTTGATCTCCGGCCACAACTTGTCGGAGTGGATCGCCGCCAGCAGGTTCCAGGCGGCGTGGCCCAGGTGCGGCTCGGATCGGTCGCCCTCCAAAAACTGGAAAATGTGGGCGATGGCATGGTTCAAGAGGTCGTGAACCGGCATTCCCTTTTCCCAGTTCCAATCGCCGTACTTGCCGGCCCCCTCGGCACAGGCCCGTGCCACTTCGCGGAGTCCGATCGGCGAAACCAGGTCATACCGAAACTCCTCGACCGAGTCGCTTCGCACAGCCCCGGTGCCGAACTTCGCCGTCGTGCCTGCGGCCGGCTCCGGCTGCGACGGCTTCACGGCCGAGTAGACGACTCGCCGCGGTGCGTCGGATGTCCGCTCGCGATACCGCTTCCATGCTGCCTCGATCACCGACGGGTCATAGGGTGGGGCTGACTGCTCCAGCATCTTCAAAATCTCCTCTCGTTCACGGATCAAACGCATCGTGTGGGCCGCCAGCGTCCCGGCCGTTCCGGTCCACTGGCCCTGGTATTTCCTTGCGTCGGCCTTCGCCTGGGCGATGTAGTCGTCGGGCAATAGCGTCACGCCAACCGTCCGATCTCGAGCCGTGGCCCGGCGACGTGCATCGCACGCAGCCCGCCGGCCTGGTCGTAGATGAACAACTCCATCGCCCGTCGGCTGCCGACGAATCCGCTCGCCGCGTGCCAGTCATCGGCTGGGCATAGCGCCGGGGCTATACGCACCAGCACGCCGTCGATCGTCTCGATCGGCCGCGACCATTCCGCCGCCTGGTTGTGCAGGTGGCCGGTATGAATCTCACGGTACGGGCTCGCGGCCCATGCCGCGGCGGCCTCGTGGGCCATGAGTTGCGGCAACCGCTTCTTCGCACGATGCCCGTGGACGAATCCCAATAGGTTCCGGCCGTGCGTCAGATACTTCCGCGGCGTGTAGGCGGCATCGACGCGAACCCGTTTCGACTTCGCGTACCGCTCCACCAGGATGCGATGGAACGCGACGGTCAGCGTCTCGTCGTGATTGCCGTTCACCACCAGCACGTCGGCCGGCGCCACGTCGGCGGCATGATCCACAACGGACACCAGGGCGTCGGCGCCGACGGAGATCATCTTTTGGATTCTCCCGTCACGCTCCAGCGGCGTCCCGCTGGTCGTCGTCCCCGAGGGCGTATCGTAATGAAAGAGGTCTCCAAGCCCGGCAACGGTGATTCGGCCGGGCGAGTATTTCGCAGCCGAGTCAAGCAACTCTGCCGACGCCTCGCGGACCAACCGATCGGCGATGTCGAGGTCGTAGTCAGCCTCGCCTGTGGACTTCGCCCAGGCGTATTTCCCGAAGTGACAGTCGGCGATAACGAGCACGGCCCACGGCCGATCGCCCTTGGCGTCCGCGGTTCGCGAATCGCGGACACGCAGGGAGCCGGCGGCCCCCGAGATCATCGCCTCCACCAGCTCGGAGACCTTTGGCCCAGCCTTCGGCCTCAACCGGACGAAGACGCGAAACAGCTCGGTGACGACCGGCTCGCCTGTGGACTTGTCTGCGGTCAGCCCTTCCCACTTCGTGGCTTCGCTCACCGCCACCTCAAACCGATCCATGTCCGCGGCGATGTGCCGCAGCAGATCCTCAACCGTGCGGATCGTCCGCGAGACGCTACGGGCCTCAACGGCGTCGCCGCTGGAACGCTTCGTCACTTCTTCGATGGTCAGGCCGTCGCCGCCGGCAGCCGTCACGGCGGCCTTGGTAGAAACGCGATCGGCTAATCGCGGCGACTTAGCCATACACGCATCCCCTGCGGTCCGCAAACTTCCCAGCCGCTCGTCGCGGCCTCCTCGATCAGCAGGTCCGCGAGGGACGAAGCCGACGCCTGCAGTTCGCCGGCCTGGAACCGGCGGCGGACCTCAAGCAACTCGGCCTGGGCCTCCGGCGGCAGCTTGTCGAAGAAGTTTCGCGGCCGGCTTGGCGTGGCCGCGATCCTCTCGGCAACCCGGTCAACGAGTGATTGACGTGCGGTCATTCATCGAGTTTGCCCATACCTGTACGGGCGTCAACCCCGGGATTTGCCGTCGATCCGGGCGGCATCCCCAGCCATTTTGCCCCGGCAGCATTTAATGCCGCTTGGCGTTCCGGGCATCGGCACGGGCCGCCGACAACAGCAGACACTCGCTCCTTCGTGACCCCGACCGACGCGAGGCCCGCGGCGACCATGTCGCCCAGGCCGGGGCGGCAGTCAGCAATCAACTCCCCGGAAATGTATCCATTCACAAATCGACCGCACCTAACGCACAAGGCGCCGCCGTCCGTTTTCTTAAATGCGCATTTCATACAAACTGCGCAACAAAGTTCCACGGCGCAGACTTCCGGTAATACGACATTCCCCACATAATCGACGGATAAGTTGTATCTGTGTATATGCCGGCTGTTCCGTAAGTGCCGCCGTAAGATTCCGGCCCTCGCCCGTACCTTCCTGACAATCGCGTAGGGAACTGATTGCCACACAATACACTTTGGCCTGCCGCTGGAGCAGGAAACATAACAAACTCTTGAATGCGTTGGTTGTCCAACTCAAGGCCTGAAATGGTTCCGGTTGGAAGACCAAACCAGTTTCTACGAAGTAAATAATAGAAACCAATGTTTTTTGCCAATCGAATATCAGCGTACACCACCGACGTTTCTTGCGGCCTCCAATCTCCGATTGCGTTGAACGGGTACGTTCTCAACGTGCATTCTACTGTGAACCTGCAAATACTAGAAACGTCAGACGCGCGGGTGATTGTCCATAAAACCATCGCTTGATATGCGGAAGAATCACCGAGATACTGATATCCGCCGCTGGAGCTTCCATACCTATCAAGCACAATCGTAGCGCTAATCGGCGGGACAACGCAGTTAATGTTGGTAACGCCAGCAGCGCCGCCGGGGTTCGCCAAATGGTAACCGCCGGCCGATCCTGCATTCGATATCA